GCATTGACCCAATTCAAGGAGAAACACATGAACCAGAACACATGGCAGGACTTCAACGATGCAGAACAGCAACAGGGTTTCGATCTCATCCCCAAGGGCGCGCTCGTCAAGGTGCGCATGACGATCAAGCCGGGCGGTCACGACGATCCTGCCCAGGGTTGGACCGGGGGTTATGCCACCGAGAGCTTCGACACCGGCAGCGTCTACCTCGCCTGCGAATTCGTCGTTCTGGAAGGCCCGTTTGCCAAACGCAAGATGTGGTCGAACATCGGCCTGCAATCTCGGAAAGGGCCAGCGTGGGGTCAGATGGGCCGCAGCATGATTCGCGGCATCCTCAATTCCGCTCGCAATGTCTCGCCTCAGGACAACTCACCCCAAGCCGCCACTGCCCGGCGCATCAATGGCTTCGCCGACCTGGATGGCATCGAGTTCCTGGCCCGCGTGGATGTCGAGAAGGACGCCAAGGGCGAGAACCGCAACGTGGTCAAGCTGGCCGTCGAACCCGATCACAAGGACTATGCGGCGCTGATGGGAATGGCGCCCAAGGCGCCGAGCGGCGGCAGTTCCGCTACGTCAGCGCAGTCGACTCCGTCCCATGCAACTGTTCAGCGTCCGGCTGCCACGGGCAAGCCAGCCTGGGCACAGTAGGAGCGTGGGCATGAACGGAAAACGTTGTGGCAATTGCCATCATCTCGATCCAACAAGTGCCAGCGATATTGGCGGCTTGCGTATCGCTCGCTGCCGCCATCCGAAGGGTGTGCGCATCGGCACGACTGCCATTCGGAACGACTATGTCGAGTTGGATGCCTTCTGCGCTGAGCATGTCGTCCGTGCCCGGCGTGGAGTGCAGCCGGGAGGCGGTCATGTATGAGCGGAAAGTGTTGGGTCTGCAAGCGACAGGCCAGGGGATTCGGTTATTTCGACAGCCGGCACCGCATCGGCAACCCTCGTCGCTACCCCGTCGACTGGGTGTTCTGCTCCCGGCGCTGCCAGGATGCGTTTCACGCACTGTATGGCAACTGGCTGCGCGTCAAGGATGGCGGCAAGGGCATCAGGGAGGTCGTCATGATCGATCCGTCTGATGTCGAGCTGGCCGCCATGCGCAGTTGCCTCAAAGCGTTCGGCGAGGCAGCAGGCGCGATCGGGTTCACCAAGCCACTCGGCGACTACTCCGAAGCCGAGGCGCTGCGAGTCATCGATGCCATCGTGACCTGCTACACCGATGCGATGGTCGTGCTCCACGAGGCGACCAAATTCCCACCAGTGCGGGGCATGGCGCCTACACCCGATCCGCTGGCGAGTCCGTTCGCCGATCTGGAGGATGACCTGCCCTGGGAAGACGGGAAGGGAGGCAAGGCATGATGGACTTCAATTCCTCTTCCAGCATTTCTGGACAGATCACCGCACTGGTCGACGCCGGGATGCAGCGCGTGCGATTCGCTCAGGCGCAGCGTGAGTACCTGGGTGCATCGCGTCTCGGAGCGTCATGCGAGCGTGCCCTGCAGTACGAATTTGCCAAGGCGCCGGTCGATCATGGCCGTGACCATGATGGGCGCATGTTGCGCATCTTTGAGCGCGGCCACGTCATGGAGGACTGCATGGTCGAGTGGTTGCGGGCAGCCGGGTTCGATCTGCGCACCCGTAAACCCAGTGGTGATCAGTTCGGTTTCTCGGCGGTCGGCGGACGCCTGCAGGGGCACATCGATGGCGTCATCGTCGATGGCCCCGAGGGTTTCGTTTATCCGGCACTCTGGGAATGCAAGTGCCTCGGCTCGAAGTCCTGGCGTGACCTGGAGAAAAACCGGCTGGCCGTGGCCAAGCCGATCTACGCCGCGCAGGTAGCGATCTACCAGGCCTATCTGGAGTTGCATGAACAGCCGGCAATCTTCACGGCGATCAATGCCGACACCATGGAGATCTACACCGAACTAGTGCAGTTTGACGCGGCACTTGCCCAGCGCATGTCCGACCGCGCGCTGAAGGTGATCTCGGCCACGGATGCCGGCGAGTTGCTGCCACGCGGCTTTCTCGACCTCGCCCACTTTGAGTGCCGGATGTGCGCATGGCAGGACCGGTGCTGGAGGAATACGCCATGAACCCTTCATCCATCACCGATGTACTCGGCGAGCGCTTGGTCGATGCGAGCGAGGCTGCCCATTGCCTGAATCTACCGATGTACTTGCTCACTCATCCCAAGGAGCGTCAACGGCTTGGCATACCGCATTACCGGGTCGGCAAGCTCGTGCGCTTCAAATTGCAGGAGTTGGAAGCTTGGATGCTGGCACAGGGAGGTTCGTCGAATGCTTGATTTCAACGATGCCCCTGCTGAGTTGCCGCATGACAGCGGGGTGGCACGTGAGTCGTTGCGGGCCGATCTCGTTGCTCGACTGGAATCGGTCCTGGCCACGCTGTTCCCGGCAGGTAAGAAGCGCAAAGGGAAATTCCTCATCGGCGATGTGCTTGGCAGCCCAGGCGATAGCCTCGAGGTTGTCCTCGATGGTGAGAAGGCCGGGCTGTGGACCGATCGTGCGACCGGTGATGGCGGTGACATCTTCGATCTCATCGCTGCCCACTTGGGTGCCAATGTGCAGATCGATTTTCCGCGTGTGCTTCAGCACGCGGCAGATCTGCTTGGGCAAGCACCACCGACGCCCTCCCGAAAGACCAAGAAAGAGCCACCCGTCGATGACCTCGGTCCAGCCACGGCGAAATGGGACTACTTCGACGCGGCCGGTAGCCTGATCGCAGTTGTTTACCGCTATGACCCGCCTGGTCGCAAGAAGGAATTTCGTCCGTGGGACGCCAAGCGCCGAATGATGACGCCGCCCGATCCGCGCCCGCTTTACCACCAGCCTGGCCTGGCCTCGGTCAGTCAGGTTGTGCTGGTCGAGGGCGAGAAATGCGCGCAAGCACTCATCGACGCTGGCGTCACTGCCACGACGGCGATGCACGGCGCGAATGCCCCGGTGGAGAAAACCGACTGGTCGCCGTTGGCCGGCAAGTCCGTGCTGATCTGGCCTGACCGCGACAAGCCGGGCTGGGACTATGCGACGCAGGCAGCGCAGGCCATCTTGTCGGCGGGCGCGAAAACCTGCCACATCCTGTACCCGCCAGAGGAAGCGGCTGAAGGCTGGGATGCGGCCGACGCTATCGCCGAGGGCTTTGACGTTGCGGCATTTCTTGCTCATGGCCCGCGCCTGCAGATGCACGACATCACCGTGGATGCCGATCCTGTGGCCAGCAGCGACGAGTCGGTATGGGGCACGGAGGATGCGCTGGCGCTGGCCTTTACCCGGCGCTACCACCGCGACTGGCGCTACGTGGCGACCTGGGGCCGTTGGCTGGTGTGGGACGGCAATCGCTGGCGCACCGAGGACACGCTGGCGGCCGCCGACCTGATCCGCAGCGTTTGCCGGCATGCCGCCGTGCGTGCCGAGAATCCCAAGGTGGCCGCCAAGCTCGCCAGCGCGAGCACGGTCGGCGGCGTGGAACGGCTGGCACGGGCGGACCGCAGGCATGCCGCCACCACCGAGGAGTGGGATGCCGACCCCTGGCTGCTCAACGCCCCGGGCGGTGTGGTCGATCTCAAGACCGGCAGGCAGCGTCCACATGACCGTGCTGACCGGATGACGAAAATCACCACGGCCACGCCCGGGGGTGACTGCCCAATCTGGCGTCAATTCCTCGACGAGGTCACGGGTGGCGACAAAGAGTTGCAGAGCTACTTGCAGCGAATGGTCGGTTACGCACTCACCGGCTCGACGCGAGAGCACGCGCTGTTTTTCCTGTACGGAACGGGCGCGAACGGCAAGTCGGTGTTCGTGAACACCTTGGCCACCATCCTCGGCGACTACGCCACCAACGCGCCGATGGATACCTTCATGGAAACGCGCACCGACCGGCATCCGACCGATATGGCGGGCCTGCGCGGCGCACGCTTCGTGGCAGCCACCGAAACCGAGCAGGGGCGGCGCTGGGCCGAATCGAAGGTCAAGAACCTGACCGGGGGCGACAAGATCTCCGCGCGTTTTATGCGCCAGGACTTCTTCGAGTTTTTCCCGCAGTTCAAGTTGTTCGTGGCGGGCAATCACAAGCCGGCCATTCGCAACATTGATGAGGCGATGAAGCGGCGCCTGCATCTGATCCCGTTCACGATCACCGTGCCGCCCGAGCGCCGCGACAAGCATCTCCAGCAGAAATTGCTGGCCGAGCGTGACGGCATCCTGGCTTGGGCTGTGCAGGGTTGTCTCGACTGGCAACGCCTGGGGCGGCTCGATCCTCCACAGCGGGTCGTGGAGGCAACCGAGGAGTATTTCGAAGCCGAGGATGCACTGGGCCGCTGGCTGGAGGAGTGTTGCGTGCGCGAGCCCAACGCCAAGTCGTTGACTGCCGAACTGTTTACCGACTGGAAGCAATGGTCGGAAGCGGCGGGCGAATTCAGCGGGTCGCAGCGGCGATTTTCCGACCTGCTCATCACGCGTGGAAT